AAACCTAAACCTAAGAAGATGAAGCGAGGTGGATTAGCTTCTAAAAAATAATCCACATACTAGCTACTTATCCCCCGAGAGATGGCTACGATAACCCTAGGAGTAAAAAATGGCAGAAGAAGCTAAAGAAATGGTGGTTGATGCAACACCTGAAAAAAAAGCATTCATGACTAAACGTTCTACTCATGAAGACAGAATTAAAAAAGATGAGGAAGAATTAAAAGAGCTTATGAAAGTAGCAAAAGGTGAATCTGAAGAGCCTACTGAAGAGAAGAAGGAAGAAGAAGAAGAACCGAAGAATGCTGAAGAAAGAACTTTTAAGAAGCGTTATGGCGATCTACGAAGATATAGCCAAGAGAAAGAGAAAGACTTTCAAAAGCAAATAGACGAATTAAAAAGTCAACTAAGTCAAGCTACACAAAAAGAAATGAAGTTGCCTAAGTCGGATGAAGACATAGAGGCATGGGCAAAAGAATATCCTGATGTAGCTAAGATTGTAGAATCTATTGCAATGAAAAAAGCAAAAGAGCAATCTACAACTCTAGAAAAAAAGTTGAAAGAAATAAATGAGTTCAACGAAAAAACTGTAAAAGAAAGAGCAGAAGTTGAGCTTATGAAGATACATCCTGATTTTGATACCATCAGAGATAGTGATGACTTTCACAATTGGGCTGAAGAACAACCACAGTGGGTACAAAAAGCGTTATATGAAAATGACAATGATGCAAAATCAGCAGCAAGAGCCATTGACCTCTACAAGGCAGATAGAAATATTGGCAGAGAAGAGAAGGGCAAGAACAGTAAAAGTGCTGCTACACAAGTTAAGACAAAAGGTGAAAAGACTACACCTACTGTAGAAAGTAACAATAAGATATTAGAGTCGGAAGTTCAGAAGATGTCTGCAAAAGAATATGAAAAGAAGTCAGACGTAATTATGGAAGCAATCCGATCAGGGAATTTTGTCTACGACATATCAGGCTCTGCTAGATAATCAGTTGACAAAATGTTGTTTATAGGTATAACTATAGATAACTAAAAATGTGACCTCTCCACGTGGACAACTCACATATAATCAAACACTTGGAAGCCTACCTTATAGTACAAGCCTATGTTTGACTAGCTATTAAACATACACCTTAGATACTATTAGCCGATGACGAGTAAATATAGCACATTCGTGCATTTGTTTTATTTTCAAAATGGAGATGAAAATGGCATTTAAAACTGCAGCAGGTTACGGAAATCTGCCTAATGGTAATTTCTCCCCAGTTATTTACTCTAAGCAGGTTCAGTTAGCCTTTAGGAAGAACTCCGTTGTTGAATCAATCACTAACTCCGATTATTTCGGTGAGATTGCCAACATGGGTGATTCCGTAAAAATAATAAAAGAGCCAGAAATCACTGTTAAGGAATACGCTAGAGGTGCAAACGTTCAGCCTCAAGACCTTGACGATGAAGACTTCACATTGACTATTGACAAAGCAAACTATTTTGCTTTCAAGATAGACGATATTGAAGAGGCTCACAGTCACGTAAACTTCTCTCAACTAGCAAGTGACAGAGCAGGTTACAGACTAAAAGATAACTATGATCAAGACGTACTTGGTTATCTATCAGGATTTGCACAAGCATCTAATAATGCAGTTGCAAGTTCAGCGAACTCAACAGTTAACGGAACTAAAGCAGTATCAACTGCAGGTTCAGACGAATTGTTGACAAGCATGAAGCTAAGAAAAGATAGTTTCGGTAACATCACTACTTCAAGTGCAGGTGACCACTCTATCCCAATAGCTCCAAGAATGGGTGGTGCAACTGCTCAAGCAACAGCAACTGCTACACCATTGCAAATCATTGCAAGAATGGGCAGACTGCTTGATACACAGTTTGTAGACACTGATGGAAGATGGATTGTTTTACATCCAACATTTATTGAAGTCTTAAAGGATGAAGATTCACGTCTTCTAAATGGTGACTTTGGTGAATCAGGTGGATTAAGAGCAGGTCTATCTGTAGGTAGAATACATGGATTTGACGTATATATGTCAAATAACTTACCTGCAGTTGGAACAGGTCCGGGAACATCAGGTTCAGCAAACCAAAACTCCAACTTTGGAGTTATTGTTGCAGGACACAATTCATCAGTAGCTACTGCAGAGCAAATCAATAAGACAGAGACATACAGAGACCCTGACTCTTTCGCTGATATTGTTCGTGGTATGCATTTGTATGGCAGAAAGATTCTCAGACCTGAGGCAATCGTAACTGCTAAATATAACGTAGCATAAGGGAGATATAAATGGCAACTTTTGATTTAACCTCTAAAGATACCACTGGTGTATTTTCCGATTCTATCGTAGCTATGCCTTCTACTAAAAATACTAACATCATGAGAAATATTGAGGCTTACCTTGATATTGATGCGTTAGTAGCAGCAGGTGGTAGCTTCTCAGATGGAGACATTTTTCAGGTGTTAGAAATACCTGCAAATACTCTAGTCATAAATGCAGGTGCAGAAGTGATGAAAGCATTCACTGGCAGTTGTACTCTTGACATGGATTTTGCAGCAGGTGATGACATTATTGATGGTGCAGATATAACCTCAACAGGTTTTTGTGCGGCAGGAAGTAATGGTCAGACTAATACTATTGTGGGAAGTGCAGCCTCAACTTATACTCAATTTGTAACTACTACAGATACTATTGATGCTAAGATTGCAGGTGCTGCTCCAGCCACAGGCAGACTTAGAATGTATGCCACTGTTATTGATTTAGCAGGTCATGGCTTAGATGATAAGCCTGATGAGGTTGATAGAGACCAGTTAGCATAACTATTTAGGGGAGCAGGGCAACTTGCTCCTCTTTACACTTAGGAATTACAAATGTCAGGAACTTTTTTAGCTCTTACAAATAAAACTTTAGCAAGATTAAATGAGGTACAACTTACTTCTACAACTTTTTCCACTGCAAGAGGTATACAAGTTCAAGCACAAAATGCAGTAAATGAGGCTATAAGATATATTAATCAAAGAGAGTTTAACTATCCATTTAATCATAGCACAGAAACTAAAACATTAACTGCAGGAGTGGTTAGATACACAGTTCCGACATCAACAAAAACAATAGATTATAATACTTTTAGATTAGTAAAAGACAGCGATTTAGGAAATTCAGGATATAGATTAAGTCAGCTAGATTATAATGAATACGTAAATAGTGTTATAGATCAAGAAGATGAAATAAATACAACAACAACAAGCACTACACACACAGATAGTGTAGATACTATAACAGTAGCTAGTACATCAGGATTTGATTCTGCAGGAACATTACACATAGGAAATGAGCAAATAAGTTATACTGCTATTGGAAGTAGCACAACATTTACAGGATGCACAAGAGGTGCTTTTAGTACAACTGCCGCGTCTATAGCTAGTGGAGTAACAGTAGCACAGTTTAATAAGGGTGGTATACCTGAATATATAGTAAGAACACCTGATAACAATTATTTATTTTATCCTTTTCCTGATAAGTCATATTCTGTTAAATTTGATTTTTTTACTTTTCCTTCAGATTTATCTGCATCAACTGATACAACAAGTATACCTGAAAGATTTGATCCAATCATAGTAGATGGAGCAACTGCATTTGTTTATCAATATCGTGGAGAAACATCTCAATATCAACTTAACTTTCAAAGATTTGAACAAGGCATAAAAAATATGCAAACATTGTTAATAAATAAATTTGACTATGTGAGGTCTACTTTTATACCGAGAGTGGGAGCGTATAGCACAACAAATATTATTGGTAGGACAGTTTAATGCCTGATGCGTCACAAGTAACTCCTGTAAATTTTCCATTACAGGGGGGATTAGTTTTAAATAAGTCAACGTTTGCTATGCAACCGGGAGAAGCATTAGAACTACAAAACTTTGAGCCTGACATAGAGGGTGGTTACAGAAGAATAAATGGATTTAGTAAACTTGTCACAAACATCGTACCACAGACAAGTGCATCAACAGAAGCAGTTTTATTATCTATAAAATTTAATGATAAGATTGTTGCTGCAAGAGGAGAAAAAATATTTACTGCAACTGCAGGTAATAATTCTTGGACTGCGATAGATACAGGAAGAACAAGTGCAGGTGTGTATGACTTTGAAATATTTAACTTTGATGGTAATGATAAGTTTATAGTTGCAGATGGTAATAACGCACCAACAGTTTTTAATACATCGTTTAGTGCAACAGACGTATCCTCTGCAGGAAGTGGTGAAGTAAGCACTGCAGTAACAGGTGCAAAGTTTATTAAAGCATTTAAAGATCACATGTTTTACGCGGGCATGTCTAGTGTGCCACAAGAGATTGTATTTAGTAAACCTTTTGATGAAGATGATTTTGCCACTGCTAGTGGTGCAGGTAGTATAAAAGTTGATGATACTATAGTTGGTCTTAAAGTTTTCCGAGAAGATTTATTTATTTTTTGCGAAAATAGAATATTTAAATTATCAGGAACATCAAGCTCTAACTTTGCAATAACACCTGTAACAAGAGATATAGGTTGTGTAAATGGACAAACAATACAAGAATTTGCGGGCGATTTAATATTTCTTGCACCTGATGGTTTAAGAACAGTAGC